GAGTGTATGTATGTTAGACCGAGCGTCTAGAAGCGACTGAGCCCGCTTTTGCGGGCTCGAAGTGGGGTGATGATTTTCCTGGCGCCACACTGGGGATGCGCCAGGTTAGGCCTCACTGGTGATGTAACAGCCCAGGTTAGGCCTCACTTTTGAGGTCTATATTGGGTTAGGCCTCAGATGCCAGCGGCATGCGGTTGGCAATTACGAGTTCCGCGAAGTGCGCAAGTTCGGCGCCCATGCAGTTGGCTTTGATACCTGCGATCCGCGCCATTGCAACAATCGCTTCAGTAGGGATTCGATTGTTTGCTTCAGGATCCGGCATGCTTGTCGGATGGCAGTGGATAAGTTGCAGCGCCTCGTCAGCAATCCTGGCCATGTGCTGCAGGCTGTTGGCCGTTGTGCTGCCTTCCCCGATCTGTTTGATCATCATCAGCTTTAGCGCGATGCGCTCGCCGATGGGCCAGGCCTTCTTCATCTCTTCGCCACCGGCTTCAGCCAGTGCGATCAGATCTGAAACGCCATCAAAGCCCAGTGCGGTCACGCGGTTGTGCCACAGCGTCATCGTGCGCCGCAGTTCAGCCAGGTTGGTCTTGTCAGTTGCTGCGCTCATGGTTACAGGTCCTCTCGCGTGGCCATCAGTGCCCGGCCAATGTCGCCGGGCTGGGCGGCTTCGATCACGGCCGGGTCGTTCAGCAGCGCAGTGAGAGCGGCCAGCAGTTCGGCCTTCTTTTCCCTCAGCACAATGTTTTCTGCGCCAAGAACTTGGCGTGCCTTCAGCAGTTCCTGTTGCTCCGCGCACACCTGATTAAGGTCGGCAGCTCGGTAAAGCAAGTCGCCCGGCTTTGGTCGCGTCCCCGCCAACCAGTTCACGCCGTGCCCATCAGGCCCTTCCGGCTCAACCGCGACAACTTGGGCAATAGGTCTAAGGTCCATCTTCGCTCTCCTATCCGCCAGGCTTCGCCCGGCTCGGTTTCAAAGCGCCCGGGCCTGTGGCCCCGGCTTCGTGTGGCGCGCTGCGCCCTGGGTGTGTGGCTGCCAGGCCTAACCGGGCGTTGCAGCGGACGCCTTCGGCGCCGCTGAACTTGGGGGTTAGGCCCTCAATGCGCGCCAGTCGTGCCGTCCTCGGTCAGCGTGGGTGCCTCTTTCTCAAAGCGGGCCAGCATCTGCCGCGCGAAATCGACCGCCTGCACGTGCCCGAAGTCGGCCACCATCGCGCCCCATGCGGCCATGGTGAATCCGCCATAGATCTGGGCCGTGGCAATGGGCGTCAGGTCGCGGCTCACCTTGCCCACGGCGGGCAGGCACATGCGTTCCCAGATCTGCCCGCCAATCTCGGTGGGGGTGCCGCTGAACTTCAGCATGCTGTCAGGCGCCTTGTTCATGGGCCCATGCCGGGCATTCCAAAGCTCAGCCAAAATCGGGCGGCAGTCCTCGCCAGTCGAAAACATCAGTTGCGTGGTGGCGCTGCAGGCCTCGCACGCGATGTAGTTGCCTTGGTAGTTGGAGCCCTCCGGGTCATCGGTGATGGTGTTGAACTTCGCTTCACTGCCGCAGTGCGGGCAGGGCTTCAGGTGCAGTTCCATGGGTTCCTCTCAACGGTGTGGCCACAGGCCTAACTCATCATTCAAGCGGACCCTTGCAAGTCCGCGCATCTGGCGCCGCAAAACGCGGGCCGCTTAATTCAAGGGTTAGGCCTCGTGTGGTGGCCATGGGTCTTTGCTGTACGACCTGAGTGATTTCGGATACACCAATCTGCCGCCTTTCGTGAGCCGTGCTGTCTTAATCGCGCGCAGCCGCTCTGTTTTGTCAAGCTGCATTGCTTCCATGGACTTTTCGGTTGCAATGAACAACGACCGATCGCCTTCGGTTTGCGCTAAAACCACCAAGCCAGCTTCCTGCATTTCCATCAGATCCGTGTACAGATCATTGCCCTTGGCTGCAACCATAGAGTTTCGGGAACCCTTGGGTTGCATTTCATATGGCCACCACCATGGACCTGTGAGCATGTAGGCAAGCAGCCCGCTAAACCATTTACCTTTTTCTACGCCCGGTGGCTTTGCCAGCAAGATGCCGAATTTATCGGGTTTGATCATTGGTATCGCTCCTATCCGCAAGGCCTGCGGCCCTGCTCGGTTGTCAAAGCGCCCGGGCCTGTGGCCCCGGCTTCGTGTGGCGCGCTGCGCCCTGGGCATCTGCCACCAGGCCTAACTCTTCGTTCAACGCGGACGTGCATGCTTCGCACGCCCGCCGGTTAACTTTTGGGTTAGGCCTTGTTGAACGCGGGTCGCTCGCCAGGCCCCTTGCCTGCTTCTGCGATCACCTGCGGTGTCCACTCAAATTCCGGGCGCGGCATGACGGGCTCATCGCTCACCACGAGCAAGCGGTTGACATCGAACCATTGGCTGTCGCGCAGCTTGCCTTCATTGTCAGCGCCTGGATTGACAATGGCTTGGATGCAGCCATACAAGTCAAAACCAACTGTGGCCACTACGCCTTTAAAGCCGGTAACTCGATCCTCGACGCGCATGCCCAGCAGGTTCAGGTGCTTTTGCAGATTGACCATTTCCATCTCTCCTTTTTCCGCCACGCTCTGCGCGGCTCGGTTTCAAAGCGCCCACCATTTTCCTGACGTCAGGAAAATGATCGGCTTCGTGTGTCATGGATACCTCAGCACTTGGCAAGTTCATGGTCCCGGGTCACCCGGAAGCCCGAGGCCTTGGCATGGCCTCCGCCGCCGTACTGCGCCGCGATGTCGGCCACATCAAGGCCTTCATCCGTGGCGCGCAGGCTGAAGTTGCGGTGCTCTGTCGTGTCCCAGTAGCAGGCGGCGAAGGGCTCACCCTGGGCCATCAGCGCGCCGGCATCGCTGGTCAGGGTGTAGGGCAGGCTGGCCACTGGCACGTCATGACCGCCGATGACCATGCGGCGCTTGCACACGCCCACCAGCTCGGCCACGTCCTTGTGGTGCTTGCGCTCGATGGCGGCGCCGGCGGCGGTCATTTGCAGCAGTTGCACCTGGTCGGCGGCCATGAGCTGGTCCCATTGCTCGAAGGTGTAGCGGTGCGAGAACACGAAGGCCTGAATCTCTCTGGTGCCGGGCAACTTGAAGCGCCACAGGTCGCGGTCTTCGACGTGGCCCAGCAGCAGCGGGCGCGGCTGGCCAGGAAAGAGGAAGTCCCAGGCCAGTGTGGCGCCGCTGCGGTTCAGATCAGTCAGCGTGCTGAACTTGTCGCCGGTCACGCTGGCCAGGTCATCGATGGCCGTCTTGTGGTGGTCGATCAGCACCACGTGCGCGGCGGTCTCCAGCATCTTCAGCACGGTGTCACGCTTGTAGCTGAAGTCGACCAGGTACACGCAGCGGCCAGTGACATCGGGCGGCTCCTGGCCGTACACCCCGGGGTGAAAGTCGCAGGCCTGGCCGTACTTGTGCCAAAAGCACCAGGCGGCGCTGAAGCCATCGGCGCAGTTGGCGTGATAGATGACAAGGGGTTTGCTCATGTGCGGGCTTTCTGAAAGGCTTTGGTGAAGGGTGCGTTGACGCAGTGACCACGGGCCAGCAAGGCCTGGGCAATCTGCACTTGCTCAATGTGGCTGTGAGAGGCTTGGCGGACCAGGCCCAGGTAGCTGTTGCCGGCGGCGAAGACGTCTTCAGCGGGCATGTCGGCCAGGCGGCGCAGCGCGGTGCGCAGGGTGCGCGGCCTGGTGGTGCGGCGCCATGGCTTGATGACGTGGCCCACGAAGTCGATGCCGTTGTCCACACGCTGCAGGATGGTCTTGCTGGGGTTCAGTTGCAGGCCCAGGCGGGCGGGCAGCATGGCGGTGATGTTGGCCAGGGCCCGGTTCAGCCATTGGGGCGACTGGTGCACCAGCACGAAGTCATCGACGTAGCGCACATAGTGGGGCGCGCGCAGCTGGTGTTTGGCGTGCTGGTCCAGCACATCCAGCAGCACGTTGGCGAAGAACTGCGAAGACAGGTTGCCGATGGGCAGGCCTTGGTCATCGGGGGCGTTGAACAGGCTCTTGTGGGGCGGAACACGGGCCAGCAGCTCGTGCCGGCCGCGCACCTCTACATCGTGGCGCGGGTCGTGCATCAGGATTCGCTCGGTCAGGTCCAGCCACCAGGGCTCGGTGATGTGCCTGGCCAGCAGCTGCAGTACCACGGTCTTGCGGATGCTCACAAAGAAGTTGGCCAGGTCGCACTTCAGGTAGTGGGCGGGCTGGCTCCAGTTCTGTGTGGCGCTGCGCACCTGGTGCTCCAGGCGCTTGGCGGCGTACAGGGTGCCGCGGCCCGGGATGCAGGCGCAGCTGTCGGCCGTGAAGCGGGCATAGAAGCGGGGCGAGATCTTGCGGTACAGCAGGTGGTGGACGATGCGGTCGCGGAACTCAGCGGCCCACACCTCGCGTGGCTTGGGGCGGGTGATGACAAAGCAGATCGAGCGGCCAGGGCGGTAGGCACCGCTGGCCAGCTGATCGTGCAGGTCGCACAGGTTGCGCTCCAGGTTGGCCTCAAAGGCCAGGGCGCTGGCGCTGTTGCGCTTGGTGCGGCGGCAGTCGATATAGGCGGCCACCAGTTGTTCGAACAGGGTTGGATCTGCGGACGGCTCTGGCACACAACTCAGCACTGGTGTTGTTGTTGTTCTGGTTGCCGTTGTTGAAGTTCTGATACCAGGCGTAGCCGCTGGAGTGCGGTGTCGGTGCGCGCTATCAACATCGCCCGGGCGAAGGCTGGTGCCGATCACCTGGGAAACTGCACCAGGCCGGGCCTGGGCGAAGCCAGCGGTACCTGTGGTGTACATGGCGGTGCCCTCGTGAGGCAGCGGCGCGACCAGATTCAAAATAGGCGCGGGCATGAAAGCCGTGACTGTCATGCTGCAGGCCCCGTGTTCGTGGTCTTTTTGATCCACCCGTTGGCCTGCTTGCCGATGCTGTCCAGCAGCTGCGTGGCCTTCGACCATAAGCCGAGGGAAATGTCGCGGCGGTCAAAGCACACCCGCAGCAGCACCTGCACCGCACGTTGGCGGGCAAGCAGCTGGCGGATGTAGGCGGCACGCTCTATTGCCTTGGTGGCGTTGGCCAGGGCCATGAGGTTGAGCATCTCGACGCAGTGGTCGGCAATCTTGTCGCCCATGCTGCGCTTGATGCCCCTCGGCATGTGCATCTGTGCGTCAACGGCGAGCGACATCAGTTGCACGCCGGTGCGGTAGATGGGCAGGTCAGTGTGGATGGCCATGGGTCAAAGGATCAAAGGATCAAATGGGCAATCTGCGGACGGCTCTGGCACACAACTCAGCACTGGTGCTGTAGTTGTCCTGGCCGCCGCTGCTGAAGTACTGACACCAGGCGTGGCCGCTGGAGGGCGGTGTGCCGGACCAGTAGGCGCGGGTCTCGAAGCTGCCCTTGAGGTTGGCGAACAGCAGTGCCTGCTCTTGGCGGGTGGGCAGTTCGCCGCCGATGCTGGCGGCCCAGGTCTTGGCGTCGTCCCAGTCCACGTCAGTGGCTTGGCCGGGCAACAGCACCAGGTGGTGGCTGGGTTTGCCGTCTTCGCTCAGCACCAGGCCTGCGAAGCGCTCGCCCTTGGCCAGCTCGATGGTGGCTGCGGGCAGGGTCAAGGTGATCGGCAGATCCGCTTCGAGCTTGGCGATGATCTCGGCCAGGCTGCTGTGCATGGATTTGGCCGCGTCCAGCGTCAGGGCTTCGACGTTGATTGGGAGGGTGATTTCTGAGGTGCTCATAATGGGTTTGAGGTGATGGGCTGCAGCCAATGACGGAGGCGGCTTACCGGGTGGTCACTTCTTGCTGCGCCGCTCGACGTAGCGGCCCAGGCGGTACCCTGCGTAAGTGCAGGAGGCAAAGCAAATTGCCGTGATCAGCCAAAGGAGACTCATTTGGCGATCTTCGGGAGCGGGAACGGCACCTTGGTGGCCGGCTGGCAGGAGCCGTCATCCGATGCGAAGGGCTTGGTCTTGAAGTCGACGTCTTCCAGGCAGCCCAGGCTTGCGCTGACGGTGCTGCACTTGGCCTTGACCACAGTTGCATGGTCGGGGCTCACGAAGTCCATGGTGGCCCAGCCGTCGCCTTGAGGGCATGCGGGCCGCGTGCGTCTTCCAGGGTCGAGAACGACACATCGGGCTTGCCGCATGCGGCCAAGGTGGTGATGATCGACGTCATCAGGATGATCTTGAGTTTCATGGGTCTGCTTTTGATATGCGGCCAGTGCTGCGGGTGGCCGCGTCCCGCTGGGAAACGGTCAGGCGGCTTTGGGCTTGGGGGTGTGGCCTTCGGGCCACTTGGCCCAGGACACCACGGTCCATCGGATGGGCATGCCATCCAAGGCCAGCCATTGCGCGCCGCTCCAGTAGCCTGGCCACACTTCGGGGCCATCGGCGGTGATCATGGTGAGCAGCACGTTTTCATCGGCATCGGGCATGCCGGTTGGCTGCCAACGCAGCGCCTCGTTGGTGCTGCTGCCCAGCACGCCATTGAGCAGGCCTGCGCGCTCGGCCAACAGCGCCATGCAGGTGAGGTGGAAGCACTTCATCTTGTGCTTCATGTAGCGCAGGTGTTGCTGGCCCATGGCCAAGCTGATGCCGATGTGCGCTGACGCGCCCTCGATGGTGCGGCCTTCACACATGGAGCGGATCAGCGCGATCTCGGTTGCTGACAGGCCAAAGGTGGGCTCTGCTGGCTTGTGCTTCAGCGGGTTCAGGGGCGGGGTGCTGAGTTTTGGCATGGGGCATCCTTCGGGCGCTTGGCCCACCAGGTGGAGAAGTCGTCAAGCAGCCACTTGGCCAGAAATGGGCCCTCGTCCTGGCGCACTCGCTCGATGTAGGCCGCGCGCTCATCGCGGGTGGTCAGGGCTTGCAGGTGGGCCATGTGGCGGGCGTGGGCTTCGGTGGCTGGGCAGCGCAGGAATCGGGTCACGTGGGCGCCGTTGGCAGCAGCTCGCGCTGCATGGGTGCGGCGGTGATGGCATGCAGCCTCACCTGCCACAGCACCGGGCCGGTGTGGCACACGGGTACCGGCACGGTGATCGTGTGGCGGCCATGGCGCAAGGTCAGGTCGACGGTGGTGGCGCGGTGGGTTTGCTTGGTGACCGTCCACGGGCGTTTCCGGCGCGCCAACGTGGCGCCCACGGCGATGGTGGCTATGCGAGATTCAAAGCGCTCGCGGGCGAGGGTTCCGGCGCTGCTCATGCTGCACGCTCCATGGCCTGGCGCTCGTCGTAGTTGGCTGCCACCAGGGCCCGCGACAGCGGCGGGCAAACGCTGTTGCCGCACATGCGCACCTGGGCGGTCTTGGTCAGCGGGTGGCCATCGGCGCCACGGTCGATGATGTAGGTGTCGGGGAAGCCCTGGGCCCGGTACAGCTCGCGTGGCGCCAGCATCCGCAGGCCGATGTCCACGATGGCGTAGGGCTCGCCCTTGACCATGACCAGGCCAAAGCGGTCCTTGGTGGTGATGGTGTGCAGCGGATCCAGCATCTGTGGGTCCTGGTCGCTGCCGTAGTACTTGATCAAGAAGGCGCGCACCTCGGCGTGGTGCAGGCCCTGGGCGCTCACGGTGTGCACAGGCTCATCTGTGCCCGATGCGGAGCTGGTGCCGCGCAGCTTGACCAGGTTGCTGGTGACCAGGCCCGCCGACACACCGCTGGCGGTGATGGTGTTGATGGGCTGGGCCACATCGCGGATGCCGTGGCTGAAGCGGGCTTTGCCGTCCTTGCCTTCGCCATGGCCCATGTGCACCAGGTTGGCCGTGACCAGGCTGTGGTGGTCGACCGTGGTCACGGTGCCTGTGGGCTTGTCGATCGCTTGGCCCACCACGCCGCCGTAGTGCTTGGCCAGCATGGCCGTGACCAGTGCATGCTTCTGGCCGCCCACGGCGGTGCCCAGGGGCTTTTCCAGGCCGGGAACACGCGGAGCTTGACCTGGGCGCTCGCCGTATCCGGTCTGCACCAGGGTGGGCGAACACAGCGCAAAGGTTCCGCCTTCTGGAGTGGCGGTGATCGTGCGCAGGGGCTTGCCCATCGGGTCCAGGCCCTCGCGCGATCGGTTGGCGAACTCGACGATGAACGGCTCAGCCGCATCGATCACATAACGCTGGATGCCCTTGGCGATGCGGCGCATGGTGGCCTCGGCCAGTGGGCGCGACCGCTCGAAAATGCTGGGCGCCGGGATGCTCCAGTCGATGCAATCGGCGGCAGTGCGCCAGGGTTGCAGCTTGCGCTGCTTCACGGGCAGGCTGTCGGGGGCGCCATGGGTGGCTGCAGGCCACACGATGGGCTGGCCATCGCGCCGGGCCACCAGGAACAGGCGCTTGCGGATGGTCGGGGCGCCGAAGTCGCAGGCGCGCAGTTCGCGCCACTCCACGGCATAGCCCAGGTTGCGCAGCTGGGCCACCCAGCGGCGAAAGGTGTCACCCTTGCGCTGCGGGCAGGGCTGGCCGTCTTCATTGAGCGGGCCCCAGTGCTGGAACTCTTCGACGTTTTCCAAGCAGATCACGCGGGGCTGCACCTCGCGCGCCCAGCGGCACACCACCCAGGCCAGGCCACGGCGGCGGCGAGCCTTGTTGCGGTCGCGGTAGGGCTTGCCGCCTCGCGCCTTGCTGTGGAAGGTGCAGTCAGGGCTGGCCCAGAGCAGGCCCACGGGCTGGCCGCCAGTGACGGTGATGGGGTCGACCTCAAACACATCGCTCACGAAGTGCCGCGTCTGTGGGTGGTTGGCCTGGTGCAGGCTCACGGCCTCAGGGTCGTGGTTGACGGCGATGTCAACGTGCCGGCCGATGGCTTGCTCAATGCCGGTGCTGGCGCCGCCACCGCCGGCGAACAGATCCACCGCCAGCTCGTGGGCGATGGGCAGAATGAATTGGTTGGTGATCACGCCCTCACCTCCCAGCCCCACAGGATCGTCGCGCCAGCCGTGGCCTCGTTCGAAAACTCAGCCAGGCGCTTCCAGCCGCAGGCCTCCAGCACGCGGTGCATGCGGGTGTTGTCGCCGGCCGTGGTGCAGGTGGCGAAGTTGAAGCCCTCTCTCACCAGCACCTCGCACTGGGTGCGCTTGAGCAGCTTGCCCATGCCTTTGCCACGCTTGCTGGCCTTCACGAAAAAGCTGTGGCAGTGCGCCACCTGGGGCTGGTTGGGGATCTGCTCGACGCAGAAGGCGCCGAAGGGGTATGCGTAGCGGGTCAAGCGGCCTCCTGTTGGGCGGTGGTGTTGGCGGCTTCGGCTCGGGCGGCCCGGGCGCGGCCGGTGGCGCCCTTGCCTGCGTTGGGCGGTGGCGGAAGATCGGCCACAGGCCGGGATTCGCACCACTCGGTGATCTCGCGCCGCAGCCAGCGGCTGCTGCCTTTGGAGGCCTGCCGGGGGCGCGGGGCGTCTCCGGCGTTGATCAGCCCCCACCAGGTCGACAGGCCCAGCTGCACGGCGTGCAGCACCTGCTCGATGTCCATGTAGATGGATGGCTCGTTGATGGGGGCTTTGGAGGCCATGGCTGCGGTCTTTGTGGTGGCGGTGGATCAGCGGCAGGCGCCGGTCAGCAGGGGCAGGTTGTTGATGCCTTCGCGCACCTTCTGGATCAGCTCCTTCGCCGCGGCTTCGTGCGAGCGGTCGGGGCGGATCAGTTCGTACCAAAAGCTGACCTTGCCTTGCTGGGTGCGGTACTTCAGGCGGGCTTCGATGACATAGCCCGGGCCCGCCCAGAACACGGGGATGCCGATCACGAACCGTTCAAACAGCTTCATGTGCTGGATGGTCTTCTCGTCTTCACCCTCGATGTATTCCAGGCGCACGCTGCCGTCCTGCAGGCGGCTGGAGCTGCGCAGGCGCTTCTCGCCGCTGCTCTCGAAGTTGGTGGCCATCTGCATCATTTCGGCGCTGCTGGGGCGGCCCTCGCGCGCCGCGATGTCCAGCTCCTGACGCTCCAGAAACTCGGCGAACTCCACCTGGGGCGTGGCCTTGCCGTTGCGGCCCGTCCAGATCTGCCACTCGTTGCTGGCGCGCGGCGTGAAGGTGGCCTGGTGGCGGCGCCAGCCGGCGGTGCCCTTCTCGTGCTCGTCGAACACGGCGCGGAAGCTCAGGCGGTAGGTGGCGGGGTCGAAGTCGCACCAGACCACGGTGCCGTCGGTGCCGTGGCGCTTCACGTAGCTCAGGAAGCTGTCGCAGTCCTGCAGCTCGGCGGTGGCCACGGTGGCGCGCGGGTTGTCCAGGTACTGTTCCAGGTCGAGCTTCAGCTCGCGCAGGTCGAAGCCCTTGGGCACGGCCACGTGGCTGATGTGCAGGCTGGGCACATCGGTGGTGGTGGTGCTGACGATCTTGGCGTCGGGCAAGATGCGGGACAGGGTCTCGGCGATGTTGATGCCAGGCTTGTCGCCCAGCAGGAGGTCATTGCTGCTCATGGTTGCTTGTGCGCGGTGCGCTGGTGGTGGATAAGGGGTGATCAGGAGGCGCTGCGCAGCGGCTGGCTGGGCTCGACGGCCTCGCGCAGCTCGGCCACGGCGGGCTCCACCTGGCGCAAGTCCAGCTTCTGCTGGTTGGGGTTCTCGGCCGTCAGGTTGAAGTCGGGCGTGATCCACAGCAGGGTCGGGTCAGCCTTGGCCTCGGGCATCTTGGCCACCACGGTGGGGATGATGTTCATGGCCCCGGCGCGGGCCGGTTTGATGTCCAGGGTGATGGTCAGCCTGCCGGCCTTGTGCGTGTCTTCCACGCGCTTGATCAGCTGGTTGAGCTTCTCGCTGGCGAGGTCGACAAGTACTCCGTTGTCGATCATCCGCAGCGTGTCGGTGATGGGGCGAATCGCCATGTGGTCTCCTGTGTGGAGTGGTTGAAAAAACTGGTGGTTGGCTCAAACGGCCACGATGCGCACGTCATGCGCCTGGGCCTGGCCGCGCAAGATGGCCTGCACGCGGCGCTCGGTCAGCCGGTGGCAGCGCACCATCACACGGGCGGGCAGTTGGTTGATCAGCAGGGCGTAGTCCTCCAGCACGGCGCGCAAGTCCTGGATGCCTTTGCCGGTCAGCCGGATGGGCGCGCCCTGCTCCACATGGCGGCTGCCAGCCTGGGCCAGCGCGGCCACGCAGTCGGCCACCAGGCCGCCGTGGTCTTCGGCCTCGCCCATGGAGATCAGGGTCTCCATGAGGTTGACGGCGTCAGAGCACACACGCCACGCGTCGGTGCTTGGGGTAGGCGCGGATTCCATGGCCTGCAGGCCTGCCCACATGCGGCCCATCTGGTGCTCGCGCTTGGCGGCGGGCAGCGGGTCGGTGGGGCTGGCCAGAAGCTCGTCCAGCGCGGTGTAGGTCGATGGTTGGCGCTTGCTCATGGCTGCCTCATGCGGGGTGGCGCTTGGCCTTGGCCTGGGGCTTCTGCACGATGCCCATGCGCGGCTTCATGGTCTTCACCGGCTTGGGCGGGCAGTTGCGGTGCGTCACCTCAAAGCCCTGGGCTTCTTTGGCGCGGCTTTGCACGCCGGGCTCTTCCAGCAGCTTCTCGGCCACGGTGGGCATGTAGCCGCCGGGCTGGCCTGGCCAGATGGTGATGTAGCTCATGCTTCGATCCCATTCAGCGACAACTTGGCCAACACCAGGTTGCTCAGCTGGCCGCAGCGGGCGCGCAAGCTGACCAGGTCACCATCGTTCTCCAGGACCTGATCGATGCCTTGCACGCCAGCCTCGCTCACGTGTTGGCGCACCGCGCTCGTGTCGGGTCGCGTCACCTCGACCAACAGGCCGCGGCGGGCCTTGATCCAGTCGGCCTCGTTCTGCATGCGGACATCTGTGATCACCAGCACATCGGGCAAACGGCCCATGGTGCCCAGCTCGACCACGCGGTCTGCCAGGCGGCAGATCCAGAAGTCCTGGCCGTGGTGCTCGCGGCCCCACTCTGTGCCCAGCGTCTGGGCGAGGTGGCGATAGCTGGTGCCCCAGTTGGGGATGGCGATTTCCTTGCGATGCCGCTCGTGCATGTAGCTGCCCGGCACCCCCATGGCTTGGAGCGCGGCCTTGATCGGGTCGGCGAACGCCATGGTGCGGGTCTTGCGGCACCGGGCCTGCAGCGCTTCGCACAGCAGCTGTGCGGCGGTGTCCTTGCCTGCCCCGGCTTTCCCGGTCAGGCCAACGATTTGCATGTGGATCATGGTGTTCACGCAGTGGCAGCTGCGGCTTCGATGAACGATCGGGGTGTGGGGCGGGTCACGCTGATCGCGCCCACCAGCTGCAGGCAGTCCTGGCCGCGATAGCGGTGAACCCGCAGGCAGTTGCCCTCGGCGGTGATGGGCGTGTCGCGGCGCAGGCTGGTGGCGGCGTTCTGGGCGGCTGAGCTGGCCGCGCTGCCCTCGCCAAATGGCCAATCCACCAGGATGGGCAGGCCCTTGGGCTGATCCAGCAGAAACTGCACGAAGTAGGCGCCGCCCACATTCACGTAATAGGCCTGGCCCTTCACGCTGGCCTTGATGCAGATGGGGCTGCTCATGGCTCAGGCCCCGTGGCTGCAGGTGGCCAGCGCGCCCACCACGCCGCCCACCAGGGTGTAGAAGCTCACGAGGCGCATGGCGCCCACCACGTTGGGCCAGTAGGTCATACGCAACCACAGCGGCTCATACAACCACAACAGGTTGCGCCAGAACTGCCCGGCGGCGGAGCCCGCTGCAGGGGTAGGCGGGCCTTCGGGTGCTGCCTGGGCCTGACCAACCGGTGTGTGCGTGGCCTGGTCGTTGGCAGCGGGCTTGGCCCGGCGCAACAGGGCGGTGGCGTCGATCACGTTAGAGCGCTGCATGTTGGGCCTCTTCGGTGGTGGTGGTGTCATCGGCGGCGCAGGCCACCGAGGTGGTAGAGACGCAGCGCACGGCCCCTGTGGTCAGCACCCGCACCACCAGCTGGCTGGCGGCGGCGCGGGTGTCGAGCACCTCGGCCATGCGGTAGCACAGGGCGCCAGCGGGCGCGGCAAAGCGAAGGGATACAAACGTCATGGCTTGGCCCTCCGCTGCGGGGAGACTTCAGCCAACATGGCCTTGTAGCCCTGGCCCCAGGTGGCTTTGACCTCGGGCAGGCCGTGGTGCAGGCGCACGCGCTCGACCAGGCGAGACGTAACCGATGGCAGCATCGGGACCATCAGCGGTTGATGCACCCAGCGGTTGGCGGCTGGCTCATCAGATGGGCGCTGGCGGTACTCGCAGCGCTGCCATGTGGCGCCGTTGGAGAGCGCGCAGAAGCGCGCAAGGCTCGGGTTGTTGCGCCGCATGCGCATGGTGACCAGCACCAGCTGCAGGTGGTCAGCGTTGATTTTGCGTACTTGCATCACCATCCCCTAAGCGGCTCGCCGTAGCTCAAGACAAAGCTCAGCAGCGCGACCACCACCAGGGCGCACAGCCCATCGGTGATCAGCTGGCGCTTGCTGGAGTAGCTGGGGGGTGTTGCTGCGGCTGCGGCTTGAGCACGGGCCGCAGCGATGGCGGCCGCGCTCTGGGCAAAAGCCTGCTCGCGCTCGGCCTGGCGCTCAGCCAGGTGGCCAGCGGCTTCCATCGGCGCGGGGATAAGGCCCGGCGCAGCATCACCGCAGGTATCGATGCGGTAACGCCCTTCGATTTGATTGATGAATGCCTGCATGGCCCCACCCCTCAAAGGATTGAAGGATCAATGGGCAATCTGCGGACGGCTCTGGCACACAACTCAGCACTGGTGCTGGTGCCGTACTGGAAGCCGTGGCTGAAGTACTGACACCAGGCGCAGCCGCTGGAGTGCGGTGTGCCGGTCCAGTGCCGGGTGCGTGCGAACTCGCCCGGCAGGTTGCTGAACAGCAGCAGGGATTCAACGCGGTTGGGGAGCTGGCCGCCTTGGGCTTCGGCCCAGGCCTTGGCATCGGGCCAGTTCAGGTCGGTGTCAGGCTTGGCGTCGAGCAGGATCAGCGCGTAGGTGC